TCACCGCGCTCGCATTCAGGTTCAATTCCATGTTCCCGAATTGTTGCGTATTGATCGGGCGGCGGCGGTGATCGAAGTAATAGCAGCCCTTGGGCGGGTCCGCCATAAACACGCTTCTAGCAAACAGCGCCGCGATCTCCGGCGTATATTTGAACAACTGCGTGAAGTTGGCGGAAACAAGGGACCAATAATTGATATCGGAACCGACGTTAAGAACGCCCGCGTTGTCATACACGGCGATGGTCGAAAGGAAGTCGCGGTAGTTGGCGTAAGCGTAGGGGAAATCGGTTCCCACGGCCATGCCGGTAAGCGTGGTTTGTTGCAGTTGATAAATCGTGTTCAAATCCAGCGGCGGGAGAATAACGGTCCCGTCTTGTCCGCGCGGAATTTGATCCAGATAAACCTGATAGACCGTGACGGTTACTTGCGTCGCAGCCTTCCAAGTGACCGCCTGTCCGCTATAGACCGCGTTGGTAGCATCGCCAGCCGCAACGCCCGGAGCGGTATTGATCGTAAGTTGCAGGTTCATGGTCGCGTTCGTGACGGACGCATAAATTGCACCGCGCAGATCGTCCGCAGTATAGGCGAGCGGAATATAATAGATCATGCGAACAGCCGCGTCCGCAGCAGCGGCGGGAGCGGCGGGAGCCGATTGGACGGTCCAGTTGTTACCGAAATTGATAGGAAGGTTTGGAGCATACGAACCGCCGTAGCCGAAACCTTGCTTGGCGCTGTTAAGGAGCGTCATATGCCAACCCGGAGTATTGATCCGGATTTGGTTGTTCAAGTCTTGGAAGGTGATATTGGAAAGCACGTTCGCAGCGCCGAATTGCGTAAGGGCCGCAGCGCCACCACCCGGATTGTTCATCGTCCCGTTCACCTCGACGATAAAGCCTTGAATAAGGCCCACGTTCCGGGGAGGGATATTCAGGATATTTTGAGCCGACGGAGTTACAGATTGGCTCGAAATCTGTTGGATCATTTGCACCGCGTTGGCAAGGACTGCCATACGCGCTTGCATATTCACTTGTTGCAATTGAGCGGGAGAAAGTTGCGTTTGACCAGCCATGATTTAAGCAGTCCCTTTTCTAGAGGCGCTGAGAATGAGCTTAGCGCCCATACCAGCAATTGCGACCATCAAAATAATGATGACCCAGTTAAGAGGGCTTTTAATGAGCCCCCAATTTATCGGAAGTTTGTCGGCGATATTCATTGCCTAGTTTTCCGACGAACGAGAACGCAGCTTATGAACACCTTGCGCCGCGAGTGCGATAAGCGTGAAGCCCACGGCGACCATGATAAGAACCGTGAGCCAATTCGTGAAGTTCCACGAAAGAATGTTTGTAGTTTCGCCGTCCATTACATGACCCTTTTTTGAAGGCCCGGTTTTTCGCGCGCGAAAAGGGCCACGATCTCAGGGACGGGAGGCACAGGCTTGAAGTCGAATGCCGCGCCCCCGCCAGCATTACCGCCAACATCATACCACAAGCAATGGTAGGGTAAACGGCTCTGTTTGATATCAGCATTGACGAAGGATTGGACAGTATCAATGTCCCTCTTGTCAATTAATCTAAAGATAGCGAAGTATTGGCTTTCCGTGAAAGCGAACCGACTAAGGAAAACCGGGCGTTGCGTAAGTTGAATGACCGGGATTTTCTTAGACCGACCTGTCGTTAGGATGGCCGCGAAGGCTTTAGACTTGCCGAGCATGTAACCTTCGTCAACAAATAGCCCGGTATTCTCTTGATCCCACACCTTCCACAAGAACTGTTCTAGCTCCTCTGTTTCATGGGGGAGCGGGCGAACCACGTATAGACCGGCCTTTTTCGGGGGCCGCTTCCGCACATCGATTTCTTGTGGTTCGATAGCCTCTATTAATTCATCGCGTTTGAAATCGATGATAATTACAGGATATCTTTTCCAATCCAAAGTGCAGCAGGTTGACAACAGCCAAACACCGAATACCGTTTTACCGCTACCAGTTTGACCGATAACGGTTGTGCGGTTCGATTTATCGGGGAATTTGACTGTCGCCATTTTCAACCTAATTTTGTGAAGTGTGGAAACTATCGGGGAAAGTAGTTGGCATTACGACAGGCACGACCGCTGGCGGATTGAACTGGACAACCTCGCCAGCCCCCGCCCCGGCTTCCGCATTTCGCTTGGCCTCGCGCTCGGATGCGTAGCGCGCCTGTATAGCAAAGACGCGCGTCCCGTAAATCATCCCCGCCGTTCCGACTAGATTTACCCACGCTAAAACGCGAGGATCAATCTGTGTCGGATAAAGCCGTTCGATTTCGACAAGAGCTTTCGCAAGAGCTTCCGCTTCACTATCCGCAAGCACAAGTTCCGGCGTCTTGAAAACAGCCGCCGCAGCCGTGTGGATAGAAAGTAAAACCGCTTGCGTGGTAGTTAGATCAAGCGAATGCGATGCCCTCTTTTTGGCGGTAGTATTTCCGCCGCTATTTCCTCCACTGGATTTTCGGCCACGCTTTCGGGTTCGACTTCCGTCTGCATTGAACTTGTCTGGTCCGGCGTGGATGGCGGGATCAAAGTCTCCGGGTCCGCTTCCGATATTTCCTCCAAGGGCGGCGGCGGGATCAATTCCGCCCTCATCAATTCCAAAGTCTCCTGCGTCTGGCGCAAGCTCTCCCGTAAGTTTTGGTTCTCTTGCCATAATGCCTCAATGCTCCTATCCTGAATTTCTTCGTGTTCTTCGACAGCTTCTATTTGTTCTTCCACCGCGTCAACTTGTTCCGCGTGTGATTGAACTACTCTCGCCGCCTCGACTTCTGCGAGGGCTCCCGTAGCCTCCGCTAATTCGACCGCAGTTTCAGCCGCCAAAACGACAGCTTCCGCAGCAACCGCCACCTCCGCGCTAGGCGGCGCGTTCTCCGCTTCCGGCGTCACTGTTACCGTGATCGCTTCCGGCGCTCCCGTTTCTGTCGTCATTTTCCTCGACCTCCTCGAATGAGATTTCCAGATGACGCATGATCCGACGTTGTTGTTTCAGCATCGTTTGTTGCGCCGTGTGTATGCCCTCGATTGCTTGGCTTAGATCGGTCGCAACTTTCATAATCGCTTCCGGATCGATACCCAAGTTTCGCAGCATATTCGTAAGCATCATTTCCATACCGCTAGGCTTCCCAGACATATCCTATCCTTTCTGTTTGGGGTTAGTGTAGAGCATAGCCGCAGCTAAAGGTTACGTTATTGACCGTAACCGCTGCCTGTATTCTGAATGTGCGAGAAATATTATGTCTAGCTTCGATGCCCGCCGTCGTATCAATTCCGGGGTCCATTTGCAGCATGTTCAATCCAACCGCATTTAGTCCATTGGTTACACCGCCCGGAACGTCTGCGTATAAACCAGACACAGGGTCTTTAAGTTGAACTTTTGCAGTCACAACTCCGCCAGCAGAAAGCGCGCTGATATTTGTAAACAGCGTAACACCCTGTTTTGAGTAGTTGATAATATCAGCGCTGTTCACGGTCGAAACTGCGCGGTTGGCGGAGGCGATAGCCGTTCCCTCTGTATTACCGCGCACAAGTTCCGTAGTGGTTCCGTTGTATTGAACACCTAGAGCGGAAATCATCGACAGTCCAGCGGCCAAAGCTTTTGCGTCGCCCGGCTGCGCCGTGTTTGGCAAGAACACTGGAAACGCGGGGCCAAAGCCTAACCCAAGATCAGTAACTAACCCGTCAAGTGTTTGATCCGTGACGATAGCTTTTCCGTTTACGTCAAACGTCGGCGTTCCATAAGTACCGCCCGGCCACGCACTCGCGGGCATAGGCATATTACAAAGAATAACGGTAATAGAAATTCCACCCGCATTTTGAATAGTCATTTTCGGAGGCATTGGCGTGAATAGGGGAAAGAACCCTTGCCAACCAGCGGGACAGGTAATGACCTGTTGCGAGCCCAGAATTGTGACAACTGTTTTCGCATTAGATAGTGAGTTGTCGATATAGATAGCTTGAATGATTGAGATATATCCGAGTTGACTGTCGTTCACTAGATCGACGTATTGCGCCGTTGTGCCACCAGTAAAATCAAGCAAAAGCGGAATGATTTTCGGTCCCTCTTTAGGAACCATCGCATTGCCGACGCCAAATGAAGGGACTTTATTTTGCATATCCGTTTCCTTAGATTTGTGGGCTGACTTCGTTGCAGGTCGAATAACAGGGTAAGGCGATTGGCGACCTAGGGACATAGGTCACTTGTGGAAGCGTCCAAGCCATAGGCTCAAAGGACGTGAAAATTTGTTTGCTGAGTGTAACGTCATTGCTTCCAGCCCACATCCAAAGGATGCCGTATTTATCTATGACAATTTCCCAAGTCGGGGAGTTGGCTGTATGAAGCATCATGTTTTTTGTTGTTTGATCTTGTGGTGAAAATCGCAACAACTTATATCGAGTACACGCAGGGTCCGTAATAGCTATCTCAAATATCTGTCCGGTTGGACCGTTTACAATCGAGCCAAAGCAAAACACAAAGCCCCCGTGCCAAGCAAAAACTTGACCATCAATAAGATTGCTCGGGTTCATCATCGGATGCGCGGGCATTGTTATAGGGCGTAAAACCGGAGCGGGTTGAGCGGTAGCCTTTGCAGTCCAAGCTATGTTTTTGATACCCCCCGTATTAGAGCCGTTGATAACGGTATAATTGTAACCCGTCGCTTGATCGGGAACCGTACAAAAGACGACAGCCCCGGTCATTAAAGACCCTTCGTCCCAATGCTTCAAAAGCGGGCCGTTTTGAATGAATATATTACTACCAGCCACAAGCATCCCCGGATAAACCTTATTTCCCCAAGGCGGAAAAACACCCGTCAATGAATTGGGAATAAGTAGAGGTGCGAAACCATGTGGCCATTGAACCGCGCCAGCCGGACAATAACTAATTTGCCATACAGGATTATAAATGCCGGGAGCATCGGGCAGATACAGGCTCAGCAAGCTATTGACTGTATCGGCTGTATTATTGTTGCCACGAAAAAATCCAAGATTAGGAAGGCCGATACCGCTTCCGCTTAGAAAATTTGAATTAATCGGGCCAACATCCGCGTTTTTCAAAATTTGGACTATCCCGCCCGGTCTGAAAACGTAGGCACAAATTTGAACAAGCGCGTTCGAGTGTCGAGCCGATCCGCTTCCGCCATCGCCCGCAACGCGCGCCGTACCTAGCCCAAATGTCGGCTCCCAAATCGATGGCGAATTAAACCCACGGCTTTCCAGCGTGTGACCGGGGGTGTTATATGCGAAGCGTAATTTTACGTCTTGGATACCGTCGAATTGCATGGACCTCGCCCTGTTACATTCGGTAACGAGAATGTGATCGGTCCATCTGGAACCGGACCCCCTTCCCCTCCGACGCAGCATAGCTTATCATGGTCCTGTCGGGCGGGAAACACATGGGCAAGAAACGTCGCACCTCAAATAGATTTGAGATTAAAGCCTTTCGTCACCAAGTATCGGTGCTGAAATCGAAGGGGCTTATCAGTAAGCGTGTGGATGCGCGCAAGCAAAAACCCACGCGCTACATGAAAAGCAAAATTGCTAAACTTAAGCCTATACTCGACGGCACTGCCGCTGGCGTCAAGGTTAGACCGGATTTACTTAGACAATACAGGGAAGCCGGTTTTAATACTTTAATGGGGCGAGTAATTGTCGAAAAACGCCCCGAAGAAATGGCTGCGATCCGCAAGGGCCACGCGGTCCTGTCCAGCCCGCTCGGCCCCGTCCATATTCAAGAGCGTTTGATCCTACCGTTTTCGCCCCGCAATGTTTTAGACTTTGAAACGCGGCTGAGAAAAAACCCCGAACATTTTAATAGGCTCAAAGCTAGTGGCGACGTTTTCGCCTTCAAGATTTTTGGCAATAATTCTCTTGCCACTTTCGAGGATGCAGAAAGTCTCCTCGAATATCTCAATCGATATCAGGTAATACATGACGCGCGCTATTCTGGCGACGCATGGGAAAGCCTACAATTTTTCAGGGTCGCTCCCGGCAAGTGGAAGCATAGCCCTAAAAGAACGCGCACCTACACCGATCAGGATAGGCGGTCTGTTGCGCGGCGTCGTTACTCTTTGGTCAAAGGCGAGCGCATCCATAAGCTAGAGGAAGCCGAACGGAAGCGTAAGAAACGAGCCGAAGATATGACCTACGCGGCACGGGAGCGGGAACGCGACCGTATGCGTAAGGCACAAATGCGCGCCGCCAATCCTGAGAACAATAAAGCTCAGAGGCAAAAAGAAAGCCTCCGTAAGCGCAACCTCAGGAAACAGGCGAAGTTAGATGAGCGCAACGGTCATTGACCTAAAGCCCTTCGTCAAAAAGCTGACAGGGAAACGCATCTGCGTATTCGATAGCGAAACCGACCCCTTCAAACAGGGTCGCATTCCTAAGCCTTTCACGTGTGGGTTCTACGATACCACCACGGGCGACTATCACGATTTTTGGGGGCCGGATTGCATACAGCAATTCTTCGACTTCCTGACGCTTGAATATACCCTTAAGGGGATCAAGTGTGTGATCTACTGTCATAATTTCGGCGGGTTTGACTGCCACTTTATGCTTGACCATCTGGAACCCGGAACGCGACCAGCGATTATCAATGGTCGAATTTCTCAATGCTACATGGAAGGTCAAGAGTTTCGGGACAGCTACAGGATCATTCCTATCGCCCTTCGAGAGTATCAGAAGGATGAATTTGAATATGAGAAAATGGAACCTGAAACCCGCGAGCAATATAAAGAACAAATTCTATACTACCAAAGAAATGATTGCGTTTATCTAGCCGATCTAGTTGTGGGTTTTCATAACCTGTTCGGGGACCGTCCTACCATTGGCAATACGTCAATCAATTACCTTCAAAATTTCCACGGGTTCGAGAGGCTGAAACCGGGACAGGACGCGGCGCTGCGACCGTTCTTTTTCGGCGGACGAAATCAATGCTTTGAAAGTGGCCTCATTCGAGGGCCGTTCAAGGTTTATGATGTTCGGTCAATGTATCCATCTGCAATGCGGAATATGCGACACCCCGTTTCAAACTCTCCGGTTATCGGTCGCCTTATGTCCCCGATTACCGCCTTTGTAGTTTGGGAGGGTGTAAACCGTGGCGCTGTTCCTATGCGGCAAGACGATGGATCATTAGACTTCACCGTTACGCGCGGGCGTTTTCATTCCACCATACATGAGATTGAGGCGGGACTAGAAACCGGCACTATCGTTATTCACCGGATCATAAAGACAATCGGTTTTCACGATTGGACAACCTTTCAGGAATTTATCGATTTCTGTTATGAACAGCGCCAGAAAGCCGCCGCAGATGGCGACCTGTTAGGCGTTCTGTTTTGGAAGTTCGTAATGAACAGCGCTTACGGGAAGTTTGCACAAGACCCAACAAAATATGAAACCTTTAGCTTTAGCTTCGGGGAGAACGGTATTCCAGATGACTTGTATTCCGCTGAAAATGACAATGGTTTTCGTCCCCGTTTCACACTTGGGGGCGATCTCGTTATCTGGGCTAAACCTTCGAGAAATCGGTTCAACGGATTTTTCAACGTTGCAACTGGCGCAAGCATTACAGGGGCCGCGCGATCTCAGTTGCTTCGCGGTTTGTCCCGTGCGACCCGTCCGATTTATTGCGATACCGACAGCATCATTTGCAAGTCACTAGGCGAGGGGAAGGGCGTAAAGCTGGACCCCGGCACTAAGGAGCTTGGAACATGGGCGCTTGAGGCTGAAGGCGACCTGTTCGCATGTGCCGGTAAAAAGCTCTATGCGCTATTCAGCTATACCGATGCGACCGACAGCAAGGGTAAGCCTCGTGAGGAAGTCACCTTTGAAGGGCGCAAAATGTATTGCGTCAAGAAAGCCTCGAAGGGTGCTATCCTGAAAGCCTCTGAAATTTTGGACGTGGCGCGCGGGAACAAGGTTCGCTTCGTTTCAGATAGGCCGAACTTCAAGCTCGACGGGACGGTCGAATTTATTGAGCGCGAAATTTCTTGCACGGCTTAACCTCTTGTTAAGGAATGCGGGTTAGATTGGTTACATCGAAACCGGCACAGGGAAACCAGCCAATGTTTACCGCAGATCAAATGACCGCTCTTTATCTCACGGCCCAAATGTCAGCCGTTCCCTTTCGTAGCCAAGAATATATGAATGTGATGGCCGACTACCGTGAACATATCCGTGTTATGGATCATTGCGAGTTCATTGTCCATTGCGAGCAAACACGGGTGCTTTTGAGCATTCGTGGTATCGCAACGTTTCTAACCGGCGTTTGGATGGGGGAATAAAATGAAGGTTCTTGAAACCCTGATAGTTCTCGCGTTCGGCGCGGTGGTGGCGATTAGCGCCGCCACTTACGCCCGCGAGGTTTGGAGTTCGCATAACGTGATAGAACAGGCTTTGAGCGTGAAATGATGGCAACTCAGCGAAGCGGGTTCGGTTCGGTTCACCCTTGGAAACCGACAACTAAGCCAATCGACCTTAAGCACCTTGGAAAACTAATCGAGGAATTAGGCGAACTTCAAGCGGCCCTTGCCCGCTGCATCATACAGGGGATCAATGAAAAAGAGCCGACAACGGGTAAGCTAAATCGGGATTGGCTAGAAGAGGAAATTGCCGATACCCTAGCTAACATCGAATTGGTTATTTCTCACTTCACCCTAAACCGTCATTTTATTGAGGGTCGCTCCGATGTTAAAATGCGGCGTCTTAAGGTCTGGCATGATATGCTAGACGAATGATCCACGAGATTGTTCATCAAGTCGTAAGTATTTATGCCGCATTCTATGCAGGCTTTGTTACGTGGTGCATTCTGAAAAGGAAATTCAAATGAAACTTCGTGAGGGTGAGCCCCCGGTCATTTCAACGTGCGGCAATTGCGGCACTCATTTTCATTCACGATACGCGCGTAAGGTCCATGCGTGTAAGCCTAAGGAGGGAAAACTTGAGACAAAAGAAAACTGATCCAACCGCCCCTGATCTGGGCGACCTTGGAAGGCCCGAACCTGTCAGGGTGAAATGCACCCTATGCGGATCAGCGAAATGCAGGTATAGTCGCGGACGCGGCATAACCCGCCGATCCTGTTTAATTGAAAAGGAGATTGTCGCTTGAAAGTCTCAAAGGACATTGTTAACGAACTTGCCGTCATCGTTTACGTAAACGAAGATGGCATTATTCAAACTGAAATGCGGTCTTACCCGCAAGACTATAAGGTCATGGATATGCGTGGCCTTCCTGTTGCGGATGCTGATTATATGCTGGAACAGGCCCAGATTTTCAAACAGGATAATCCGCAGTTCAAATCCGTGTTCGTCCGCAAGACGGTCACAACGGATTATCACTTCTAGGTTTCGGGGCGGGCTAGATCGTGCGGAACGATTGAAGGCGGGCCAAAGGTGGAACACGGACGCTCCGGTTAACGACACCACGGATTAGGGCAATGCTGCAAACAACCCTTGCAACCCGCCGCCCATTTTGCTATACAGAGATCGTGCCTTCACAGGGCAGATCAGGAGTAGGGCCTCGCACTTTGTTCCCCCTCAGTGCGGGGCCTGAAACCCTCCCCTCCCTCACCCCTCTCCCCCTCTCAGAATGGCGGTCCGGCGGTCCGTCCGGCGCTGCCCCT